ATTGGCAAGGCCCACAATCTTAGCAATAAACACACCATCCGCTGCATAGAGAATCTCCGGTTGACCGTAGCTCCACCAAGGAACGCTGACAACGGTCCACTGTTTGGTGGTCTTATTCCAGTAGGACATATACGGAGTCTTGGCATAATACACCGCTATTTGAGCATTTCCATTATCGTATATGTTGATTTGTGTTTCACTTCCATACTGTGTGTAGCCAAAGTTGTTATAATATTTCTTGGTCCAGCTCAAAGTTGGAATAGTGAAGAGAACGTCTCCCCTGCCACCAAAAGCTGTCCAGATAGCCAGTGTGTTATTAAAAATATGATCATAGCTCATGGATTCAGCCCTCCTTTAAGCTTTCGTGACACTGGTGATTCGGCCACCGCTATCCACGGTGTAGTTATATGTCGCTGTTGTTCCGTCTGCATACTCAATATAAAAACTCATCATATCTACCGTCAACGTGGACACTTCCTTTAAGAGAAGTTCTGAGAAAATGTTATCGAGAGTAATACTGGTAATTCTTCCCCCACTGTCGGTGGTGTACTGGTACTGGGCATGATACTGATGGGTATCGCCCTTCTCCACGGTATAGGTCACATCGATGGTGGTTTCAGTCACCACCAGATTTGAAACAATGGTGTAGGACACTCCCAGGTCATTCACTTGGGTTTGAATATCATCCACCGAGCTTCCCACATTATTTAAAGAACTCTCTATCCGGTAAAAGGTATCCGAGATGCTCGGTCTGTATCTCCCAACTTCCACCCGGATGTTGTAGCGATAGAATGGATTGTATTCCAGGGAGATGATTCTCGTCTTCACGTTAATCCCCAAGGGACTAAACACAACCTGTACATTATCACCCACTGCTAGGTTCAAAAGCTTAAAGAACGAGATGTCATATGAGGATGTATTTTCCCTGGAATCGTGGGATACCGCAACATTGGTGACATTCTTCGAATCCATTACCGGGATATAATCGGTGCTTCCCCTATGACTTCTGATGTTGATGTTATAACCATCGTATTCTATCTCTCCACCAAGGATGGCGATATACTGCATCAGGGCGGCTCTTCTTGAAACTTCTTGATTGATCTTCATGGTGATACTTTCTGTGAAATCTACAATACCTGCATTGAAAGGTGTACCTGAAAGGACTTGTGAAAGTCCTGCAGCCGGATCTCCTGTGAAGTCAAACTCCGTGATGTTATACATCTCATGGTTCAGGACATAGGATACATGTTCACAAATCACCGAACAGATGGGAAGACTGCCCTGAAGGCTCTTTGAAATCTGAACAATTTCAAAATACTGATCATCAAGCTTTGCGATCTGTTTTACCTTTAGAGCTAGTGCTGATTTCGCAAGAACTGTAAAAGCAAGTGTATACTCCCCTTCCAAAGTTTCTCTAACATTAGAGCTTATAACTTTTTTGATGCTTTGAAGCAATGTACTACCCGCATAGATTTCAATCAAGACTCATACCTCCTCTCTGCTTTTATGATCCTGCCACACCAAGATTTCTAACGGTGACGGTGTTCTGGTTCCACTGAAGCTGTGCAATGACACGGGTTAAGATATTCCCATAGATGGTAAGTGGGATGGTCACATCAAAGACTGCACCTTCAGATCCACCGAGACTTCCAGAAACTTGAGAATTCAGATCCAAGTCAAAGTCTGTAGGAATAGCTCCTTGAATGTCTTTTTCTACACCACTCATGGCTTCAGTGAAGCCCTCGCCAATACCTTCACTCATGTTGGCACCAATACCAGCGAACACTTTAGAAGGTGAACGGATTCCAAGAACGCCTTTAACACCTTTGACAATACCGCTGACCATGCTATCGACTTTTCCTTTAAGCCATCCGATCATAGATGAAATACCGTCCCATAGACCTCTGGTAATGTTTCGTCCCACATCATTCATGGAAGGAACCGCTCTAGCAAGTCCTGTCACAATGGCAGTGATGATTTGGGGGAGCTGACCGACAAGTTGAGGAATGGCTCTGATCAGTCCTGCCGCCAGTTGAATCGTCAGCTGCACACCCATTTCAATAATTTTAGGTAGGTTATTTGTGATAAAAGAAATAATTCCATTGATAATCTGTGGTAAGGCTTCTATCAATGTCGGTAGAGCATTTAGTATCCCAGTAGCCAGTCCCTGAATGAGCTGAAAAGCCGCATTTAAAATCTGATCCATATTAGCAATCAGCGTTTCTACAATAAGGATGATGGCTTGCACAACGGATGGAATCAGTTCTGGTAGTGCTATACCTATTCCCTCCACCAAGGTGGTTACCAGTAGGATTGCAGCTTCTATTAAAAGTGGTAAATTATCAACAAGGGTTTGAATAATCGTCATTACTGCACTTACTGCGGCAGGTATCAATTCTGGTAGGAGACTAAGCAAGGTCTCAAGAACCTGTCCAAATAAACCTGTTACTGTTTCAAGAAGAACAGGTAGTAATTCAGCAAGGGCTATCAAAATAGCATCCATAGCAGGAGGCAGCGCGGTTACAATATTTTCAATAATTGGCACGATATTCTTAACCACTGATTGAAAGGCATCCACCAGATTCTCTGTCAGATTTGTCATATCCGCATTGGCGTTTCCAAGCCCAGCTGTAAAGGAACCAAGTGCGGCTTGTAAAAGGCCAATGGATCCTGTAACCGTCTGGGTTGACTCCCGGGCGAAGTTTCCAGTGTACTGCTCTGTGTTTTCAAAGAACATCTGCATCGCTACCTCAGCTTTCTCTGCCTGAGTAGCACTTGCCCAAGTAAAATCCAGTCCTTTGGCAAGAGCGTAAGCTTCCACATTTGTAGCATTCATTGCAACACCCAGGTTATCCATCTTGGTAAAGTTACCCTTTGCAGCACCAGCAACAGAATCAAGAGCAACCTGCATGTCGATACCCATAACCGATGCCATATCGGCAGCTCTTTGCATAGCCTTTTCCGTCAGTTCTAGACTCTTTTGCTGTTCAAGACCGGAACCCTGAAAGAGTGCACCCATCTTATTGGCTGTAGCCAGATAGTCACTTTGAGATACACCCAAGTTCTTATAAGCTTCTTCACCGGTTTTTTGAATGGAAGCTGCATACTTACCAAATACAGCCTCTGAGCCACCAAGGTTCTGTTCCAGTTCACCAAATTGCTGAACGACTTCTTTTCCGATTTTAATGGCTGCAGCTCCTGCCGCCACAGCCACAGAGCCCATTGTCACACCAATGCCCTTAAGGATTCCTCCCATTTTGTCAAATCTACCACCTGCATCATCCGCAGCTTCGCCAGACCTTTTTAGTTCATCCTCTAAATCTTCAGCACTGGCAGCTGAATTCTCAAGTTCTTTTTCCATCTGGTTGAGGTCGGCATTGGCATTATTCAGTTGAATCTGCCAGGCTTTGGTTCGCTTATCATTTTCCCCAAAGGATTCGGCAGCATTTTTGAGGGCCGATTCCAGGGTGCTTATTTTATTTTTCTGAGCATCAATCTCTTTATTCAGGACTTCATTTCTTGCAGTCACTGCCTGTAGAGATTTATCTTGTTTGTCGAACTGGGATGTGACAAGCTTCATCTCAGAGCCTAACACCTTGAAATCTCTATTGATTTCACGAAGGCTATTCTTGAACTCTTTTTCTCCTTCGACCCCTATTTTTAGGCCGAAGTTCGAATTATCTGCCATAGTCTCTCACCTCCTTCAGGGCATGAAAAAAGACACCTCCTTTGAAGTGTCTCGTGATTTTCTATTTAGTTTCGTCTATTTCTAATTTTGCTTTGACTTCTTCTTCAGTCATCCAGTCATCATCAGACTTAACTCTATTCTCTGACTCCTTAAGTTTCAGTAACAATTCTGCTTTTGCTGCTAATTTTTCGTTAAATTCATTATTATCCATAAGCCACTCTCCCGATAATAATTAATTTGAGACCCTTTTTGTCTTTTGTGCTAATTTCACCTACTATTTTAGCGTAATTGTCATGTCAACACCTCAATGTATTTCCGAACCAAATCTTTGATATTAAAAAGCTCAGCATATTTAAGTAATTTAGCATAATCCGCTCCAGGAGTTTTCATATATCTTTTGACTGCTTCATTAACCAAATCGATGTCCAGTTGATCTTTCTTTTTTAAGCAGTCACAAATGGTTCTTTCTTTATCATATACATAGACTTGATGCCCAAATGGTGTCTCCATGGAAACCCGGCCAATTGTATGAAGTCTCTCTGCAATGTAAAAGAACTTGAATTTTTCTTTCTCCTTCAACAGTCTTGTATTATACCCTGATGGAATTGTCAGCATTAACTGGAAAGGTGTCCTATCGGTTAAATCGTAAAAATATAATGCTGTCTCATGGGAAAAGATACCTTTTTTACATCTGTATTGTGTTAAGAAATATTCATCTTCCATTTGATCAGGATCCATATACAAGCCTTGTTCTAGCTTTTCAATTTCACCAACCTGATACATACGTTGTAGAGTTTTATAAGCCACTCCAGCTTCTTTAGCTTCACCTGATGTCAGAATACCTTTATTGTCTTTCAATAGTTTAGTCACTAAATCCTTTTGAGTCATCAAATCACCTCCTCGTTTGTCATATTCGTTCGTAAATATAATATTATATACGAACAAATATGACAACTATTTTTTTGCTAATTTTTAGGAGATGATTCAATTTTACCATTTATGCTAAAATTATATTTTATGTTAGCACAATTGACAACACCGTTTTGTCATTTTTGTTCGTATGATTTGTTGTTCATACTCACAAATATGACCCCTACAGCCATGATGGAATCACATCGTCGATTGATAGGTTTAGCTTCGGCTTTGCAATGCCAATAAACTGCTTATGACATTCCCAAAGATCCATCAGGTAACCTATAGGCATCAGCCACACCTCATCTTCTTTACGATTAAGATGGGCTGTGCCGTAGTAGATCAGTCGGGTAAAGAGTTCTTCATCACTTACCCGACTACCTCGTTTTTTGAGGGTTCACTCTCCACATTTCTTTTGGTCCCCTTCATCATACTAGCCATGATGGCATTCTTATAGCTTGCCAGATCAAAAGGTGTGGTAAGAAGTTCCACTTCCTCTTCGGTCAGGAGCTCTTTTTTCTGGTCTTTGTTTCTGATGTTATGAATCAATATAGACTGATTGGCCAGAAGCGTAATCAGCCAAATAATCTCATCAAGTGCCATTTCAAAGTTCTCAGTTTTCATGAGTTTCTCGCCCAGGTTCTCAAGACCGCCATAACGTCCAGCGATTTCCTTTGTCGCTTTCGTGGTCAGCACCAGTTTAAATTCTGCCCCACCGATTTCTATGGTGGCGCTTCTATCTTCAGCCGCTTCAGTAAGTTTTACATTTTCATCTGCCATTTATCTTACCTCCATTATGACACCGTTACAGTGGCTACTTCTGTTGAAACATCACTGCTTCCTACAAGGCTGAGGACACAATAGTAGTAATAAGTACCCGCTAGAAGATCCGTCGGGATGTCAAAGCTTGCTGATGTCTCTCCATTAATCACTGTACCACCAGTCGTACTATCAATGGTGTTTTCATACCACTGATATGTTACCGGATCGCTGGTATTAGAACTTGCCACCACAGAAAGACTTCCTGTAATGCTACCCGCTGTCACTTCTGTGAGGGCTGCTGGCTGAGTCGTAATGGTAATCGCCGGTGTTACCGGAGTAAAGTCCGGTTCATAAACAGAGGTAAACCATCCAGAAATAATAGATGGTGCAACACCGCTGTCTCCCTCAGTGACTTCTGCTTTCCACGGATGCTTATTCTCCCCATCCAGTTTGTTTCGCCTAAAGACCGTTCCTTCTATGGTGGGACTGCTAAATGTAATGGAGTCACCTTTGGTCGCGAGGCTGGTGGCCGGAACGCTGAAGATAACTCTATAAAGCCAGAAGTATCTGTACCTTCCATTGGCCTTCTTGGCACGAAACCCGATGGCCACAGGACTTCCTCCATCTTCGCTTCTTGAAACAACGACATTGTTGCTGTCGATTTTACACCCAGTCAAATCCTGGGCCACCAAGGATCCGATATCATCGATTCCAAGTGTCAGTGCGCCACTTTTGAATTCCTTGACCACTTCTGAAGCACCATCATCTGCATAAAGAATCGCTTCAATCAGCTCCACACTCAGTTCTGCTGTCATGGCTTTTGCCAGGACTTTAGGGGTGTCATAGGTTTCGATGCCATTTTCATCTTCTGTGATCTTGGCGTAAAATAAACTGTAGAGTAGGAAAGAACCGCCTTACCGTCTTTCGATGGCAGGTTTGTCCAGTCCTCTCTCCGAACCGTGCTTACCCCTCTCGAAGTACACGGCTCTCCATTGTTCTTCAATTTTAGAAAACTCATCATTTTGGGTGGTGAATATTTTGGTGGCACTGATGGCAAACAACAAGCGTTTTTCTTTTCTTTGAAATCATTGCACGTTCCCAAAGTTCCTTACCTTTAAGGTCTTTTACTTTGTGAATATGGTGAATTTCATATTTTCCTGCGCCTGTTTTACCGCACAACTCACATATATCCGCATTTAATCGTTTATCAAAAGTGTTTCTGTTATAACCAATTGTAACTGCCGCTTTTGTTACGGTATCAGTTGCGTTTGCACTCTTGCAATTGGTGTATTTTGCGAAATACATAAGTTTCTTACCTGCTTTTGTTTCATAAGGAATAGCCCACGAACCTTTTCCGTCCTTAAATTTTTCCTTAATCTTCGTAATACGGGTTTTGTGCTTTGTTGCCAGCGTTTTCAGACAACTATATTCCATTAAGTAGTTAAAGTAATTTAAGTCGCTAAAGTTACTTGCTAGGGAATAATAGTTGCATATACCACGTAGTTCGGCATTAAAAATGGTGATGATTTCCAAGTCTGTGGAGTTCCTTAGCGGCACTCTGCTAATCGGAAACATCTCATCGCATTTCTTTTGCCTAACAATGCCTTTTGAAAACAGAAACTTGCTGATTTTATCCTTTGGTATGAGCAATTCCACTTTGTTGTTAAGTGTTCTTTGTGTGGGTCGCCCTTTTCCATGGGGTTTAATCGAACTATTCCTGCGAATACTAACATCATAGCCGAGGAAACGTGCTTTTTCTGAACTGTGTGTAATAAGAGTCTTTTCATCACTGAGTTCCATTTTCAGCGTTCCACTGATAAACTCAGCCAGTTTTCTCTTGATTTCCACACAATCCTCACGGTTTCCCTTAACGGCGATTAGAAAATCGTCTGCATAACGAATATATTTGATTTTCTTATCGTCCTGCGGAGTATATGGGGTTTTCATCATTTCTGCTCTCACTTGTTTATATTGTTTGAGCAAGTTCTGCTTTTCTTCCCCGTCCGCACAATCAATCAGCTTTTTCAGTTTGACCCTCTGTGTGAACAAACGGTTATACTCCTTTGTCCTTACAGTTTCATTAGGCTTGTCAAATTCTGATTTCAGCGTCATCACAAACTTGTCCAGTTCGTGCAAGTAGATGTTGGCGAGCAATGGCGAAATAATTCCGCCCTGTGGTGTACCACTGTAAGTGTTGTTATACTGCCAATTTTCTACAAAGCCCGCTTTCAAAAATCTGTAAATTAACTTAATCAATCTTGCGTCTTTAATTTTCTGGTTGATAAACCCTACCAATACGGCATGGTCGATATTATCAAAACAACCTTTAATATCTCCCTCAACAAACCACTTAGCCCCTGTAAACTCCTTTTTGAGAGTTGAGAGCGCCGTGTGGCAACTTCTTTTCGGGCGAAATCCATGAGAGCAATTTAGAAATACTGGTTCATACACTGCTTCCATGACCATTCTCAAAACTTCTTGGACGAGTTTGTCCGTGAAAGTTGGTATCCCGAGTGGTCGCATTTTGCCGTTTGCTTTTTTGATATAGGTTCGTCTTGCGGGCTTCGGCTTATAGGTTTCATCAGCAAGGGAAGCGATAATTTTATCTATCTTTTCCTTGCTGAACCCGTCTGCGGTGTCATTGTCAACGCCATTTGTTGCCGCTCCACTGTTGGCATACAAATTCGTATACGCCTCAAACCAAATGTCTTGACGCAAGAGGTAGCGATAAAGCCTTGTAAAGACTTCTTCGCTGTTTTTCGATGAATTTTCCTTAATTCTTGCTAAAATTTCCATTGTTGGTTTCATTTTGAGGTTTTCCTCCCTAATCAATTTTGATTTTAGTACAGAACAACTGCGTCCCTTCGCCCTTATGACGGTGTTACCGTCCCTGACTACTACGAACGCTCCGTAACCTTGCGGAATATTCAAACCCTTAAAGGTTATAGCCTTACGGCATTTCCGTTTAGGTTATCCCCAGTTAGCATGATGTGTTGGAAATTGTGGATTCTCGGTTTTGCTTTCGTTTCGTTAAAACAGGTTCTCCTGCTCGTTGCGCAAATTATTGATAACAATAAGGGTCAGGATACTCCCCTTATTTGTCTTTGCGCCATAGGTTTCAGGCACTTTCCTATGTCCAATCGGAACGGAAACTTGAAACTCACATTCGGTAAATATAACCTAAACCTTATATCCACTTTACCTCGCAGTTCAGTCGTGTTATATTGCCTTAAACAACTTACTGCTTTCCTGCCATGCTCTGTTCCCGTGTCAGCTTTCGCCTTTCGGTTAGGCAGGTGGTTTACCGCGTTATCTTACGGTGTAGTTCCCACACTACAAAACAACATCATGCCCTATCTGGGCGCACGTCCAATCCGATTGTTGCCATGTTCTATTCCTCCTTCAAAATCGCTGAATTTGTTTCAGCTAAAAATTCAATTCGTATTCTTTCGCCACATCGATGGCGAAGTGGTGAAAACCAGTATCTTCTTCATATCCTAGATACCTTCTGTCTGTTATGATAAAGCCTGCTCTAATAAGAACACTAACG